CTGCACGCTGCCGATGATGATGTCCGCATGCGTCTCGTCGCGGTCCGCCTTGACCACTCCGATGGTCAGAACATTTGCGTATACGTGATGACCGGCCACAATGAGGCGAACCGTCGCCTCGAGCTGGCTGACCAGTTCGTCCGTGTGCACCAGGATCAGTACACGTCCGTCACCACCGGCCTGTGTCATGAACTGGACCGCACGTTCCGCCAGCGTGATGGCCTTGCCCGTGCCTGTGGGCAGGACGACGGCCAGGCGGGTTTCGGCCGGCTCGGTCTCGCGATGCCTGCGCTCCGCCTCGAGTGCGTCCAGTTGATATTGCCTTAAACGAATGGTCACAGCAGCCAACTCACGATGCCTGCGATGATCAGAGCGGCAAACCCTGCGCCGTAAACGATCAATGCGCCTATCCATAAGGTAGAGAACGTGCCTGACCATCCCATGGTCAGGCCCATGATCATGGTCATAAACGCCAAGATCAAGGTGAGGATCAGGAATACACCGCATCCGGTTTTCATCACTCCGCCACCCACCCGTCCAGCGTGTCCCCGAGCTCCACACGCACGGCGTTGCCTGCCGCGTCCAGGCCCACCCGGATACCGCCGATCTCGCGCCAGTCGATCGGGATGTGCGCGCCGTCCTGCTCCACGGCAGTCACGTGCTCGATGGTGTCTTGCGCGTTCGCGAGGTCCTCGAGCGCCGCCTCGAGCGCCGCCTCGAGCGCGCCTTCCAGCTTGCTGACCATCATGGATTGCCTTTCTTCTCGGGCTTGCTGGTCATGTGCCAACCGTTGCAATGTGGGCACAGGTAGACACGCTGCTCTACCTTTTCCGCACCTTGCCTGGATCGCAGATTCTGCGCGGACAGCAAGATCAGATAGGCACTCGCCTCAGTGAGATAGCGCTGTTTCCTTGTGCGGCAAATATTCCTGGTCGTGCGTCTCGGGCACACGCGTCACTCCTGCCCGCTCGAGAAAACATTCACGAACTCGTCCACGGCGCGCCCGTCCTGGCCGCGCTTGACGGTCGCGAACGGCTCGTTAGCGTGCGGACGCACGATGCTCTTGGGTCCGCCCGGCATGCCCACCTCGATCACGTACCGGCCGGTGGCGCGGCCCATGTCGTACTCGCACCGGGTGCGGATGACGGGGAAGAAGGCGCCGGACTTGCCGCGCAGTTCGTCGCCCGCGGCCACCAGCGACCATTCGATCTCGCTCACGCCGGCGGTAGCCTGCTGCTGCTCGTGCAACTCGAGGCGCTTGACCGCGCCGATCAGTTCGGCGTCGGACTGCGCATCCTGGAAACGGCGCGCCGCCTCGATGACGGTGCGCTCGTAGGCGTTCACGTGACGATCTCGCCTTCCGCGCTGACCTCGGAGATGGCGAGAATGACAACTCTGTTCTTGCTGATCCCGATGTCCGCGGCGACATCTTCCCGAATGTGAACAATGCTCTGGGGGTTGGGGAGCTTGTCGTCAGGCCGCTCGTGATAGATCGATCCGAAGCCGAACCCCGCTTGAGTGGTGTACTGATAGCTGACCAGGAAACGGCGCATAGCTTCACTTCACCTTCCGGGTGATGACGATGGAGCTGTCGGCGTAGCGCATGTCGCCGTGCCGGTTGCTCAGGTAGGACAGGTCGGAGAACAGCGCGGGGGCGTTCGGGTGGCCGGCGGGGAAGGTCACCGTGGTGACCACGGTCGCCATGTCGTTGTCCAGGTCGTGCGAGAGCTTGCTCTCCACGGTGGCCAGCACGCCCGGCATCACTGCATCGACGATGGTGCGGGCCTGCCGGGTGGCAACCGGGACGGTGAGTCCGAGGTTCTGGCGCTTCGCGTTGCTCTTGACCGTTCGCATGAGAGAACTATAGCAAGCCCGTTGACGGATGGCAAGTCCGTAGCGGGAAGCTTATGGGCATGCTATAGTTGAGTCATGGATGAAACTGTGAAGATCACCTACTCGGCACCGAGCAACATCACCTTCCATGGCGAGGTCGATACCGGCATGACCAAAGAAGAGTGGGCGGAGGCCGGGCAGGAAGGACAGGCCGAGATCATCGACGCCACCATCGCGGATCTGCTGGATGTCGGGGTGAAGGGCGAGTAATGATCACTCTCACCCCTGAGCAGGAGAAGGCGCTCGAGGCCGTCCGCGAGTGGTACTTCGGCGCAGGCCACGACAGCCAGGACCGAGGCCCGCTGAACCGCTACGCGCCACCGGAGCCCTTCCGCCTGTTCGGGCCGGCAGGTACGGGCAAGACGACGCTGGCGCGGGAGATCGCCTCCCGGCTCGGACTGCACGACGTGGTGTTCGGTGCCTACACGGGCAAGGCAGCCAGCGTGCTCGCCCGCAAGGGCGTGCCGGCCACCACCATCCACTCCGCCATCTACCGGCCGACGGAGAACGCGCAGGTACGAGCGGAGTGGCAGGAGGTGACCACCAAGTACGCCGAAGAGATGTCGGAGCTGATCCCCGATCCGGCCTACACGAACTCCCTGGCCGAGAAGATCGCCGACCTCGAGGCCCAACTCCGACAGCCCGGTTTCGTGCTGAACCCCGAGTCCGACTGGGCGTACGCGGACCTGATCGTCCTGGACGAGGTCTCCATGGTGAACACGGACATGGCGCGCGACATCGAGAGCTTCGGCGTGCCCGTGCTGGTTCTGGGCGACCCGTTCCAACTCCCGCCGATCGAGGGTGGCGGCTACTACACCCGCTCCGAGCCGGACGTCCTGCTCACCGAAATCCATCGACAGGCCTGGGAGTCGCCCGTGCTGCGGCTGGCCACAGAGATCCGGACCAGCGACGGACGTGGAATCCGGCATACGGCCGTGGAAGAGATCGCCTCCATCACTCGCGCTATGGAATTCGAGCAGGTGCTGTGCTGGCGCAACGCCACGCGCTGGAAGCTGATCGAGAAGATTCGGGCCAAGAAGGGTTACCCGGCCGGCCAGGCAGTGGCCGGGGACCGGGTCATCTGCCTGGTCAACAACAAGCGGGATCTCGGCATCCTGAACGGTCAGCAGTTCGACGTGCTCGAGGTGGACGGCGAGCGGCTTCTACTGAAGGAGTCCGGCGCCGATGCGCCGGAACGCTGGATCCACGCCTGGCCGGACGGCTTCACTGGGCTCGAGGGCGAGAAGTCGCTGAAGTCGAAACGGGCCTGGCGCGGGGACGTGGGGGCGTTCACGTTCGCGGATGCCATCACGGTGCACAAGGCGCAAGGGTCGGAGTGGGACAGCGTGTACGTGGTGGACGAGACGCGCGCCATGATCGAGATGCAGGCGCGGCGCGATGGGATGGCCAAGGCCACCGAGGAGGCGCGGCGATTTCTGTACACCGGCGTCACGCGGGCGCGGGAGAGCGTGCAACTTGCCCGACTGAAGACGGGTTGACGGTCTGGCATGAGCTTGCTATAGTTAGGCCATGAGTGATAAATGCCCGATCACGCAGAAGCGAAACTGTGCAGATCGGAACTGTGAACTTCACTACATGGACGCACCGCTTCGCCTGAAGCCTGAACGTAACTATGCGCTCGGAGCGGCCGGCGGCCTTGTCTTCGTGCTGCTCATCCTCGCATCCAACTGGCTCACGGCGCGGTATGGATTGGTGGCGGGATGGGTCACGGCTGGCACTTTCACGGCCGGACTCGTCCTTGCTGCGCGTGACCTGGTCCACCGCACGGCGGGGATCTGGGCATCGCTGGGTTGTGTCGCCGTGGGAGCTGGATTGTCGGCCCTGATCGCTACACCGGCACTCGCCCTAGCATCGGGTGTGGCGTTCCTGCTGTCTGAGGTCGCGGATACAGCAGTTTATGCGCCGCTACTGCGGCGCGGCAGGTTGCGGGCGCTGACCGCGTCCAATGCGGTCGGATCGGTGGTGGACTCCATCTTGTTCCTATGGATCGCGGGATTCCCTGTCTGGCCTGCCGTTCTGGGGCAGGTGGGTGTGAAGTGGCTCATGGCCGTGGGGCTTCCGCTGCTGGCGATCGGAGGAGTTCGTGCGGTACTTCGCTACCGCGTCAGGGCCGCGCGTACGTGAGGCCATGGCGTCCCGCTTGCTGGATCAGATCGTCAATCCGGCAAGCGGGAATGCCATTGGTGATGGCGTCACATGGTGTGCGGACAATGCGGTATTCGGCAACAAGTATCCTGGAGATGCGGCCTTCCTGTCCTGGCTGAAGGATCGTAAGTACGCGTCCACGAACTGTCGTTTTGTTGTCGCCCCTGACGTGGTATGCGATGCTCGCGCAACCCTGAAGCGTTCACTCCCCATGCTTCCGAAGATTCGCTCTCTGGGTTTTCCCGCTGCGCTAGTGGCGCAAAATGGGCTGGAGTGCCTAAGTATTCCGTGGGACCAATTCGACGTTCTTTTCATTGGCGGAGATGACGCATGGAAAGAGGGACCTGCGGCAACAGGTCTCGCCAGGGAGGCGAAGATTCGTCATAAGTGGGTGCATATGGGGCGGGTTAATTCGCGTAGGCGCCTACATGTTGCGCAGGCCATGAGTTGTGACTCCGTCGACGGAACGCTCTTGGCGTTCGGCCCTGACAAGCACCTGCCCACGCTGTTGCGATGGCTGGCCGAGATGACTGCCGAAGAATCCTCCGCGCGGCCGACCCCGGTCCCGTGACCAGGAGAAGTACGCTGGCAAACCCATAGACGACAGCAGACCCCCGCTGCCCGGCGGGGGTCTGCTCATGCCCAACTACATATGGAGAATCCGTGGACCAGAGTAACAACATCATGTGGTCGGCCGCACGCGAGTACGCCAAAAATGGCATCTATGTCAATCCCGTGTACGTCACGCGCAAACCGGACGGCAAGAAGGATGTCCGGCCGGTAGGGCTGTGGCGCACCACCTCGAGCACCTCCCTGGCCGACATCGGCGCCTGGGAGCAGGACCACCCGAACGCCGGCCTGCTGATCGACTGCGGCAAGAGCAAGCTTCTGGTGGTCGACTGCGACGGCTTGGACGGCGTCACGGCCTGGCTGGATCTCGACCCGCCCGAGCCGCTGTGGATCGTCGACACGCCCGGCGGGCAGCACTGGTACTACCGCGAGCACCCGGACCACCCGATCGGCAACGACCAGGACGGCAAGGTCGCGCCGCACGTCGACATCCGCGGTATCGGCGGGTTCGTGTTCGCCCCGCCCACCACGGACGGCCAGGGTGCATGGGCAGGGCGGGGAGAGCCGGACTGGGCGGCGCAGCGCTGCACGCCGGACGTGGTCGTAGAGCGGATGCGAGCCCGTAAGTCGCCCGGACCTGCGCAACCCACGGTCACGTCCGAGGTTTCCGACGATCTCTTCGACGACCCGGAACGGCGCTTCACCCGGGAACAGGCCGTGGCGTACGTGAAGGCGGCCAAGGAGGAGCTCGGCAAGACCACCCAGGGCTTCAACGGGGCGATCAACAACTTTGCCATGACGTGCGCGCACTTCCCTTGGCTGGTGGACCGGGAGCGCTGCGGTGAACTCATGATTCGGTCATTAGGCAAACGGCAGGGCTGGACCGAGCCGGACCGCGACGATCGGCTCACCATCAACAGTGCCTACTCGGCCACCGAGGCCGGAAAGAGTTGGGTAGCGATGGAAGCCCCGCCCGTCCAGGCCGCGAAGATGGCGGACGGGGCTGGGGATGACGGTACGGCACACCTGAGCCCGCCCGGGCAGCCGATGAAGGTGGCGCGCGAGATCCTGGCGTTGCGGGAACGGCCGTTGCGCTGGTGGCAGGGCGCCTACTACGAACATCTCGGCCGGCACTGGGCGGAGATCAGTGACGACATGATCAAGAAGTGGATCTATCAAGCCACCGAGGACGCCACTTTCACCGCAGTCGACGGCAAGGGTGATTTCGAGGTTAAGAAGTGGTCGCCCACGGCCGGCAAGGTGACTAACGTGCATGATGCGCTCTCACGTGGCGTCGTGCAGCAGGAGCAGGAGCCTGCCGCGGTGATGGCCATGGAGAACGGCGTCCTGGATCCGGCCACGCGGTCGATGAGCCCACACGATCCGGCCCTGTTCAACCTGTCATCGCTGCCGTTCTCCTACGATCCGGACGCCGCGTGCCCTCAGTGGCTGGACTTCCTGGAGAGCACGTTGCCCGGGGACCGGCAGGCACACGAGACGATCGCGGAGTGGATGGGCTATGTCCTGTCCGGGCGCACGGACCTTCACAAGATCGGCGTGTTGGTCGGTCCGCCTCGGTGCGGCAAGGGCACGATCTCCCGGGTGCTGAAGGCCATGGTGGGGCGGGACGGATGGGCTGCGCCGACGCTGGCGAGGCTGGGATCGGAATTTGGCATGGCCTCGCTGATCGGCCGCGGCCTGGCCGTCATGGGAGACGTGCGCTGGACGTCCAAGCACGTCATCGATGCCGTGCCGATCATGCTGGGCATCTCCGGCGAGGACGGCTTCTCGATCCCGCGCAAGCATGTCGGGGACTGGATCGGCAAGTTGCCCACCCGGCTCATGCTCATGAGCAACGATGCTCCGGTCTTCACCGACGCGTCCGGCGCCCTGGCCGGACGCATGGTGTACGTGGCCTTCCATCGCTCATTCCTGGGGTCGGAGGACCTAACCCTCGAGGGCCGGCTCATGACGGAGTTGCCCGGCATCCTCAATTGGGCATTGGACGGCTTGGACCGGGTGGCGAAGCTGGGCACCTTCACCCAGTCGGCCGGCTCCATGGAGCTGGCTGCGGAGGTCGATCGGGACTCCAGTCCAGTCAAGGCGTGGGTGGACGATCGATGTGTGGTCGATCTGACCGCAGAGATCTCCCTCGAGGCGTTGTTGTCGAACTACCGCGACTGGCTGACCACCGAGAACATGTCGCTGTCGCCGTCGCTGAACAGGCTGTCGCGTGACATCCGGTCCGCGTTCGGGGACCAGGGCGTGACGGTGGAGCGCAAAAGCAACGGTGCCGGCGGAAAGCATCGCGTGGTGACCGGTATCCGGGTGATCGTGGGCGGTTCGATGGTCTCGGATCTCATGGATTTGTAGCGGAGAGTAACCGGCCTGCGGACCGGTAGAACTGGGCCTACCGGTCCGGGTCTACCGGTCCGTTTGTGTCGACGGACCGATAGACCGGTAGCGGACCGATAGCCGGACCGCTAGTAGTCCGATAGCTTTTTTGAGTTTTCCCTGCTAGATACCCCTATAGACCGATAGACCGATAGAGTCCCGGGGCTACGTATAGAGAAGAGAGAGAGAGACAGACATATAGGACACAGAAGAGGGGCTGAGGGGGAAACCTGACTTCATAGCGATTTTCTATCGGCCATCGGTCCAACCGCGCCGCGCGCTGTCACTGGCCGTTACGGGTAGCACGGGACGGAGAAGATGGGTAAGATGTAGGGCATGGATGATCTAGTGAAGGCAATTCATGACCGTTACGGCGTCGGCATGTGGACCATCCAGCAGATCCTGGGCGAGCTTCCGAAGGAAGTTTTTCCGGCTCGTACGCAGTGGGTGATATATACGCGTGGAGCTTCGGTCAGCCTGGGACATCACCTTGCGAAAGATGGCAGGTTTACGCGGGTAGCCAATATTCATGGAGGTCGGGTTCTCTATCGGCTGAAGCATGACCTTGCTATACTCGACTCATGACAGACCTGAACCTTGACCTCCTCGGAGATCTCTCGCAGCGGGATTTGGACCTCATCGCCCGGGCAGGCGCGCACTGCCTGGCCGGCGAGGACACCCCGGACGCCACCCGCTTCCGCAACCACGTGACCGACCTGGACGCCGCGCGGCTCATTCACCGGATCGAGCGCGGCGCGCTGGTCGTCCCGGCAGGCCGTACCTGGCACATGATCGGCGGATGGGACGACATCCACCTGACCCGCATCGTGAACGAGTGCCTGCGCCTGGGGCTGGTGGAGGCGAGCACGGCGCACACCGGGCGCGACATCGTGCGCACCACGCTGACCACGGCGCCCGTTCATCTGCGCGTCCGTGACATGCCGGCCTGCGCTGCGGCGGATCCGGGCACGCGGTATCGCCTGGTGACGGATCCGGGTCTGGCGGACTGCCCTGCTTGTCTCGCCCGGACCGATGCGTAATACTGGGCTCATGGCAGTGATCGAGCGACCCAACGGCATCGCCCCCATCCCCAGCGGCACCTACCATTTCGGCGCCAAGGGTGGCCGGATGGCACAGGCGTGGCAGTACGTGTGGGATCGCCTCGATCACACCACCTTCAGGAACGGGCAGGATCTCGCGGACATGGCAGCCCAGGAGTTCGGCGTCAAGCGCGCCAGCGTTGCCGAGATGCTGAGCCGGATGCGCAGCACGGGCGTGCTGGAGCAGGAGTTGATCCCGGTGCCCACCGTCTACGCTCGCGGCAAGGGCTACACGGCCAACCGGCCGCGCGTGCACTACCGGATCGCGCAGCCCGTGCACGACGTGAGCCTGAATTTCTCCGAGAAAGCCTCCTGAGATGCCCGCTACGGTCACGCTGGACTGGAACCCACCCCCGGGTATGGGTCCGGACGTTCTGAGGACGTGGCGGGCTTTCTACCGGCACATCGGGCGTGAGTACGGCGTCACCCCGATGTTCTACCGGCAGATGTACCTGGCGCAGTCCGGACGGTGCTACATCTGCCGGACGGCGCGCGGCATGCACCCGGACGATCCGGCAGGCCGCGGCGGACGGCGCCTGGGTGTGGACCACAACCACCTGATCGGCAACCGGCTCGAGGCGGTACGCGCGCTGGTCTGCACGGGCAGTCTGTCCGCGAACACGTGCAACCGGCTGATCGCGCGCTATGACCATGGCCAACTGTCGCGCGCGGTCAAGCTGCTCGAGGCCCCACCGGCGCAGTACCTGCTGACCGCGCTGGACGGCACGTACGACTGGACTGATAACGAGCTGACCGGATGGCTGACATGACCGCATTCCTGGTGATCACGGCGATAGCGTGCGTGTTCTGGGCAGCGCTTGCCGTCGGCACCGTGCTCGTGGTCGGCGCAGCGGCCAGGACCAGGGACAGGAGAGGCTGATGCAGATCACGCACTACCCGTTCCCGCCTCCCGGCGCCGCGCCCGTGCCGGCCACGGCCGAGCCGTACCCGGCACCCCTGCTCACCTCGGACGACCCGTATGACGGGCCGACTTCCAAGCCCGCGGCCGATCTGCTGAAGCTTGCGCTCTCACATGGCTGGACCGGGCGGATCACGTATGCGAACGGCTACGTCCCGCACGCGACCACCGGCAAAGCCGGCGCGGCGCCCAAGTTCTCCGAGGCGCTCCGGCTGGTACGCGGGGACCGGCATGCCGTGGCGGTACGCCTGGGCGGATCGTGGGGATCGCTGTGGACGTGGAGCGGTACGCAGTTCTTCACCCGGCACAAGTTGCTGGACGAATTCAAGGCTGCACTAGTCATGCGACCTGTGGATAACCCTGTGGATAACCAGGCTAATGGAGCTATTTATGCCTCCCCGGAAGCTTGAGAAGCCCTGGACGCGCAGGCAACTGATCGTCGAGTTGGCCACGTCCGGCAAGACGCAGGAGAAGCTGGCCGAGGAGTACGGCGTCACCCAGCCGGCCATCAGCTTCTTTGCCGACCGTCACCGGCAGACGATCGAGCAGGTGCGCGCTGACCAGGAGAACGAGTTCGCGGGGATTGCCATCGCGGAGAAGGCTATCCGGCTGGCCACGTACCTGGACGTGCTGGACACCGCGCTCAAGCCTGTGCCGAAGGTGAACGCCAAGGGCGAGATCATGTATGGCCTGCCGGACGAGAGCGGCGAGCGGCATCCGATCATGGAGATTGATGCCGGCGTGGCCCAGAAGATCCTGCGCAACGTGGCCGAGGAGCTGGGGCATCTGCCCAACCGGGTGACGCTGGGCGGCGAGGTGGGCGTGACCACCAACTACAAGATCAACGGGGTAGAGCCGGAGAACCTGCGGTGAAGCTCGCCGCGCTTCTCTCGCTGCCCATGCTGGCCGTCATGGCAGGATCGATTCTGATCACTATTGCTATCGGGCGAATGGCTTTCGGCGCATAGATCAACCCGATATACTGGACCCATGAAAAAGATACTCGGCTCGATCGGCCTGACCCTGCTTGTCCTGGTCTCCCTGCTGGCGCTGCCCTCCGCCGCGCAGGCCACTGCGTTCACGGGCGCGGGCTTCTACTACGCCGGCGGAAGCCAGACCTTCACCGGCACCGACTACGTGCGTGGCCTGTCCACCAACGCCTACGTGGCCAAACCGTTCGTCCCCAACACCGCCGTGGGCGGCGTCTACGATCACTCGCTGATCGAGCTGGCCGTCCACGAAACCACCTCCGGCGTGTCCGGCAATACTGTTGAGGCCGGCATCGCCGTCGAACCCACCGTGTTCGGTGACTTCAACCCGCACCTGTTCGGCTGCTCCTGGACCGGTGGCGTGGCCGGTGGCTGCTGGACCGGTGGCGCCAATTGGGTCGACAACGGCGCGAACGCGACCAACCTGGGCTCCGACCTCACCGCGGACATCGGAACGGCCAAGCAGTTGCAGGTGTTCTGGTCGATGACCGGATGCGGCGCCTACAACAACGGGTGGTTCATCACCTACGCGGGCACGTCGGTCGGCTGCTACACCCCGGCCGCGTTCAGCGCAGGATTCCAGACGTCCAAATTCGTCCAAGCGTTCGGCGAGTACTACTACAACGGCGCCAACAACGCAGGTACCAGCAACGACAAGCCGTGCGGCGACCTCGGGCTGGGCGGTACGCCCGGTGTCGGTCAGGCATACGTGGGCAGCCTGTCGATCGTCAACCCGTCGCCCAGCACGCTGACCACCTCGTTCACGATGTTCACGCCCACCGACGCACCTGCTTTCGACGCGACGTTCGCGACCGGCAGCACGCGCACGTTCTACTACGGCAAAGCCGGCTACAAGTTCGTGGGCGGCGTGGCAACCACCCCCGGTAACGCCGGCTCCTGCTAACGTCCGGCCTGCGGTTGCCTCCGCCAGAACAGCCACGGTTCCCCACAACCGTGGCTGTTCTGCATACTTGCCCCATGCAGGTGCAAGATCATGAGGTGGAGCTGCGCGGCGCCGCGCTCGAGCTGGCCAACAGCCGCGCCAAGGAGGTGCTCATCTCCGGCGCCGCGGGTACCGGCAAATCGCGCGCCGTCCTCGAGAAGATCAACCTCATCTGCCTGATCACCCCCGGCACTAAATGCCTCATCCTGCGCAAGACAGCGCGCTCGCTGGCCACCAGCGCACTGCGCACCTGGGAGCGCGACGTGGTGAAGGAAGCCATGCGTGACGGCACGGTCAGCTTCTACGGAGGCAGTGCGCGGGAGCCGGCACAGTACCGCTACAGCAACGGATCGTCCGTGGTGATCGGTGGCCTGGACGATCCCATGAAAGTCATGTCGACCGAATACGACGTCGCTTTCATCCAGGAATGCACGGAGATCACCGAGGAGGACTGGGAGTCCGTCAACATCCGGCTCCGCAACGGCGCCATCTCCTTCCAGCAGATCATCGGGGACTGCAACCCCTCGCACCCGACGCACTGGCTGCTCGAGCGCGCCGCGACCGGCAAGCTTGCGCACCTGGTCAGCCAGCACGAGGACAACCCCCGCTACTTCCACGCCGACGGCACACCCACCCAGGAGGGCAAGGCGTACATAGAGCGCCTGGACTCCCTGACCGGGGTGCGTTATCTGCGTCTGCGCAAGAACATCTGGGCAGCGGCCGAGGGCGTCATCTATGAGAACTTCGATCCCGCCATCCACGTCATCGACTCTTTCCCCGTGCCGCCGTCCTGGGAGCGGATCTGGTCCGTGGACTTCGGCCACACCAACCCGTTCGTCTGGCAGGACTGGGCATTGGACGAAGATCGGCGCGCCTACCTGGTGCGCGAGATCTACATGTCCGGCCGGCTCGTGGAAGACCACGCCCGGCAGATCCGCAACCTGGGCGGGCCGCGCCCGTCCGCCATCGTCTGTGACCACGACGCCGAGGACCGGGCCACCCTGGAACGGCATCTCGGCATGGGCACCATCGCCGCGGAGAAGGCCGTGACCATGGGCATCGACGCCGTGGCCGAGCGATACAAGGTCGCTGCGGACGGCAGGCCGCGGCTGCACTACTTCCGCGATGCGCTGGTGGAGAAGGATCCGTCGCTGGTCGACCGGAAGCTACCCACCAGCACGATCGAGGAGACTCCCGGCTACATCTGGGCGCCCGAACCACCCGGAGCCGACCGCAAGCGTGAGCAACCCGTGAAGAAGAATGACCATGGGAAGGACGCCGAGAGGTACTTTGTCTGCGAGGCTGACCTGCACGGCCCGACCAATGTGCGATGGGGATGACGATGACCGATGAACTGCCGTACTCCCCGGAGCAATGGTTCCAGGTGATCCATGATGCCACCGTCGCCACCGGCCACGGCGACGAAGTGATCACAGCGGTCGAGAGCACCATGTCCGGCTGGAAGATCACCGTCAACCCGGTGGGCGCGCCTGCGCCCTCTCCCGGGCCGGAAGCCTGATGACCACCGTCACGCAGGCATGGGCCGCGGCGCGCACCCGGCCACGCCGTACCGCCCGGCCCGCTCTGCTGCTCCTGGTCTCCTGGCTGGCACGCAAGCTGCCGACGTGGAAGCGCGCGCGCACCGGGCTCATGCAGTGGGGTGCGTTCGCGGCCATCGACACGGGCCTGTTCGGCTGGCACTGGATTGCGGGCACGGTCGGTATCGGCGTGAGCCTGCTGGTCCTCGAGGCGCTGGGCGGGAGCGAGCGGTGAGCCTGAACAAGCCCTATTTCGAAGTAGCGTGCTGTGGCCGCCGTCGAGGATTGCTGCCGGGCAACATACTGGTCTGCTCGCGCTGCGACTTTGACAACGACAAGGCCACGGTGATACCGAACGAGAACAAGGCTTGTGACGTGCCGGATGGAATCTGGTTTCTGTATTTTGAGGCTCTCGGGGGCAAGGAATGAGATCCCTTCTCGGCCCCCTGCTGAACCGCGCGCAGATCTCCTACGCCCAGCACGGCGACGATCGGCGCCGGCTCAGCGGCGGGTATGGACGCTCCGGTCCGCTCGCACAGATGGACGCCATGGGCGCGTCCGCCACCCTGTTCTCCGTCATCAACCGGACCAGCACGGCCACAGCGAAGGTTGACTGGCATCTGCACGTGCCCGTGCCCGGCCAGACCTGCGAGTACGGGCAGGGCACCGAGGACGAGTGCGGTGAGGTCGGCGTTCAGCAGGTGGAGAAGCATCCCGCGCTGGTCACGCTGCACAAGCCGAACAACTTCTACACCCGGCAAGAGCTGTTCGAGTCCGGCCAGCAGCACGTGGACCTGACCGGCGAGGGCTGGCTGGTGGTCAGCTACCTCGGGCGGATTCCCGCAGAGCTCTGGGTGGCGCGCCCGGACCGGATGGTGGTGGTCACCGATCCCCGTGACTACCTGATCGGCTACCTCTACGTGGGCCCGGACGGGCGCGAGCAGCCGCTGAAGCCGCGCGACGTGCTGTCCATGCGCATGCCGAACCCGATCGATCCGTACCGCGGCCTCGGTCCTGTGCAGACGATCATGTCGCAGATCTCCGGCTCGGCCATGAGCGCGGAATGGAACGCGAACTTCTACGCCAACGGCGCGCGCCCGGGCGGGATCGTCAAGCTGGCCCGGCGGATGAACGACGCCGAATTCGATCGCCTGGTGGAGCGCTGGAACTACAACCACAAGGGGCCGGCCAACGCCGGGCGTACCGCGTTCCTCGAGGACGGCGACTGGGTCGACCCGAAACCCATGAGCATCGCGGACATGCAGCTTGTCGAGACAAGCAACCTGAACCGGGACACCATCCTGCTGGCGTTCGGTGCCAGCAAGTACGACGTGGGCGTCCTCGAGGACGTCAACCGGGCCAGCGCCGCGGCGGCGTCCAGCGACTTCGCGGAGCGGATGACCGTGCCGCGCCTGGACCGCTGGCAGCAGATGCTGAACAACGACTTCCTTCCGCTGTTCCCGGGCGCGCAGGAGCAAGGCCTCTGCTTCGTCTACACCAACCCGATCCGGCGTGAGCGCGCGGAGCAACGCGCGGACGATCTGAACGCGGCCACCATCTTTCAGATCCTCAAGGGCGCGGGTGTCGATCCGGCCAACGCGGCGGAGATCGCCGGGCTGCCTCCGCTGACCATGGCGCCTGAGCCTGCTACGCCCGAGCCTGCGGTCGCTCCGGCCGGCGCTCCGGCAAACCCGGACGGTCCTGCGATCGAACCGAAGCCCTTATGACGATCGGCGCGCCGCGGCAGAACGGCGACTGGGGACAGCCGGAGATGGCGCAACGCTGGGTGGTTAAAGCGCACATAGACGACAATGTGTGCGAACCGTGCAGCGAGAACAACGGCAAGACCTACCGCAACCGCGCCGACGCGTACGCCGACTATCCGAACGGTCGTGGCTACAAGAAGTGCGTTGGTGCACAATATGGCAACACGTGCCGCTGCAAGGTCATCAAGCGCGGACGCCGAGGCGGGAGCAGTAACAACGTGAAACGTGATCTCGCCTCGCTGATCGCCAAAGCCCAAGCGCTCACAGCCGGCGCAAGCGCCCGCAACCTGGTGGCCATGCGCCCCGACAACGCGCCGCCGTTCGCGGCCATGCAGGACTTCCGCGCCGAGGGCAACACGCTCTACCTGTACGACGCCATCGGCGGGTGGGACGGTACCAAGGCCATCGACGTGGCGCAGGCCCTGTCCGGCATGACCGGGCCGGTGGATCTGCACATCAATTCGCCCGGCGGCATCATCTTCGAGGGCGCGGCCATGTACAACGCCATCCGCGCCTACACCGGTGGCCCGGTCACCTCCTGGGTGGACGGCTACGCCGCGTCCGCCGCGTCGTTCGTCATGCTGGCCGCCTCCCCGTACGACGCCGCGGCCGATACCGGCGGAGTGCGCATGGCTGACAATGCGTTCGCCATGGTGCATGACGGCATGGGGCTGGCTATGGGCACCGCGGACGACATGCGTGACGTGGCCGACCTGCTGGACATGCTGTCCGACTCCATCGCGGGGATCTACGCCGCGCGTACCGGCGGCACCGTGGACGAGTGGCGCGGCATCATGACCGACGGCGACACCTGGTTTTCTGCTCAGGCCGCGCTGGACGCCAAGCTCTGTGACCTCGTGGTCGGGCAGACCGGCATGCCGGGCGTTCCCACCGAGCCGGACGAACCCGAGCCCGCGAACAAGCTGGACATCAGCATGTTCCAGCCGACGGCACGCACCGCACCTGACAAGATCGACCCAACCTTCGACATCGAGGGATTGCGCAACGCCCTGAAAGGAGCGTTCAGCCGATGACGGCACCGACCGCCCAGCCAGTCACTCCCTCGGAGTGGGAGGAGTTCCTGAACACCGCCCTGGAGACCCCGGAGAAGTTCGCCAAGCTCGCCCAGGACGGCACGTTCAAGGCCAAGCTCGACGGCTACACCTCTGCGTACCGCGATGAAGTCAACTCCACCATGAGGGACCTGAAGGGGCAGCTCACCGATCAGGTGTCCGCGTCGGTCCTGGAGATGTTCAAGCGCAACCGCGTGCCCACCGACGGCCGCCCCGATCTGCGGCCGACCGACATCAAGGCCCAGAACGCCGGCACCGCCTACAACAAGCTCGCTCCCGGCGCCGACCCCGCCCTGGGCAAGATCTGGGAGAACGGCGCCCAGATGCTTCAGGACATCCTGCTCACCAAGCAGGGCAAGGGTGGCACCGAGACCCGCGCCCGGATGGACGAGTACGACAAGCTGACCAACGCGTACTCGCCGAACGTGCCTGCCGACGGCGGCTACCTCATCCCCGAAGAGGTGCGCGCCGACATCATGACCCGTGCCCTCGAGGGTGCGATCGTCCGGCCTCAGGCCACCGTCGTCCCGCTGCCCACCGGCAAGATGCGCTGGCCGGTCAACGACATGACCACCGAGGTCGGCGAGGTCTACGGCGGCATTCAGTTCGCCTGGCTGGACGCGGGCGAGACGTTCTCCGAGACCAGCGCCACTTTCGGCTCCCTCGCGCTCGAGCAGCACAAGCTGGGCGGGCTCGCGTCCGTGCCGAACGAGCTCATCCGGTTCGCGCCGTCGCTCGAGACGTGGATGCGGACCAACATGCCCAACGGTATCCGCGAGTTCGAGGACCGCGCGCTGATCTCCGGTGACGGTGTCGGCAAGCCGCTGGGCGGGCTGCACGCGAACAACCCGGCGCTGATCGCGGTCAGCGGCGAGTCGCTGCAGCCGGCGGCCACGCTCACCTGGAACAACTTCCTGGCCATGTTCGCCCGGATGCTGCCCGAGTGCTACGCGACCGCGGAGTGGGACATCACTCCGGACGCCATCCCCGAGGTGCACACCATGGCACTTCCGGTCGGTACCGGCGGTTCCGCCGTCATGTTCAACTCCGGCGGCGGACCGAACGCGCTGCCCATGTCGATCCTGGGCATCCCGATCCGGTACACCCGTAAGGCTCCGGCCGTGCTGGGCACCCAGGGTGACGTCAGCCTGGTGGACTGGACCAAGTACACCATCGGTGACGCCCTGGCCGTGCAGTTCGACACCTCGGAGCACTCCTCGTTCCGGTCGGACAAGACGGACTTCCGGATCCTGCTGCACGAGGACGGCCAGCCGTCGTTGCTGTCCGCGCTCACCCCGCAGAACAACGGGCCCACCTTGAGCGCGTTCATCCAGTTGGCTACGCGATAATCAAGCCGAGACCGGAGTGTGAGCGTGACGCTGCAATCGCCCGGAGGGTGAGCGTCAGTGGCTAGCACGCGGGGCACACCACCCCGAAGCGCAGGTTCGAATCCTGCCGGTGTCGCGTTACCTGTTCGTCAGCAAAACCTCGGTCCGCACGTGGCCAATCCAGGCCGGCGCCGGACCTAACTCCCGGAAGGGGAGAGGAAACACATGGACGCACTCGGACGACTTTTCGATGTCGGCGTGGGCTGGTCGCCTGTCGACCTGGACACCGCGAACGGCGCGACCGGCAAGCGGATCAACATGACCATGCATGAGCAGGTCACGTTCCTGGTCTTCCTGGCCGCGGGCGCCACCACCGATGCCACGCTCACGCTGAAGCAGCACACCGCCTACACCAGCGGTACCAGCAACAACCTCGCGTCGGCCACGGTCACGGACTCCACCGGTATCACCTACTGGTACATCAAGAGCGAGGCTGTGCTCGACAACGACGAGACGTGGACCAAGGTCACGCAGTCCGAGGCGGCCACGATCTCGCTGACCGGCGCCACGTACGGCGACAAGGAAACGATCATCGCCGTCGAGGTGCACGCCGCGCAACTGGGCAACGGCTACACCCACGTCAGCCTGGACCACGCGGCCACTCTCGGCGCAGCCAAGCTGGGCGCCTGCCTCATCTTGCCGTCCGGCCTGCGGTACCGGCGTAAGCCGGCCAGCCTTGGTAACCTGCTGCGTCCCGGGGTGGCGAACGCCTGATGACTGTTGTCAACGAAGCGGACGCCTACCGCAAGAGTGTGCTCGGCCTGGTCGCCACCAAGGCATCCGGCACCCTGGCCAGCGCAGCCATTCCCGTATTCACGGTGGCCGGCGGCGAAGTCATGATCACGTCGGTGTGGCTGAAGGTCACCACCTCCATCACCGCGGCCAGCACGGTGGCGCTTCAGCAGAACCCCACCACCGGCGACACCCAGACCATCGTCACCGCCACCGACTTGGGCACGACCGACACCGCCGCGGGCAGCATCGTCGGTCTCGACCAGGGCACTACGGCTGCATCCAGCTTCCTGCGCGGTGGCCGGCATGACGTCAACTGGGTGATCACCGTCGGGCAGGTGGAGCTGCTGCCCGCGTCGGCCAACGGCGCCGTCACCATCGGCGTCACCTGGGTTCCGCTCACCAGCGGCGCGACTCTCGTCGCTGCGTGACAAAGTCCGGCAGGCCGGGTACCCGAGGGGGAGTCCCGGCCTGCCGGACCACGAAGGAGTGAACCATGAAGATGACGCAGCAGGACTACCAGGAGCGCGCCGCACGGATCGACGACGGCACCGCCACCGACGACGATCGCCGCCTGGTGGAGCTGTACGAGCGTGAGGGCTTCGCCCGCGACGGCGAGACGCTGGTGAGCAAGCTGGCTGTCAGCACGGACGCTGAGGTGATCAAGGCGGAGCCGGCCAAGAAGGCGACGCCCCGCAAGCGGGCAGGAGGCACGGACAGGTGACTGCCGGTCTGCACGCCGTCAACCTGGCCAACAAGTACTTGGACATGCTGGCCGGTACCGCGTTCTCCGCCCCCGCGAACACATACATCAAGCTGCACACCGGTGACCCCGGCAGCGCGGCCACCAGCAACGCGAGCGCGGAGACCACGCGCAAGCTGCTGACCTGGTCCGCGGCCAGCGCCGGGAGCAAGGCCATCACGTCCACGCTGCCGACGTGGACGCCGTGGGCCGCGGGATCCGAGACGATCACCCATGTCAGCGTGTGGGACGCGTCCACCTCCGGCAACTTCCTGTACTCAGGCGCGCTGACCGTCAGTAAGGCTGTCAGCAACGGCGACACGTTCAACATCACGTCGCACTCGATCGCGTTCACTCCGATAGCGGCGTAGCCCCGTGTCCCGCTCGTTCAACGGCGGCACGGCGGCCGACCGGATCACGTTCTCGGTCGGCGCGGGGCCCACCACCCAGGGCCCGATCACCATGGCGGCGCTGGTCAAGTCCACCAGCGCCGGCGCCGATCAGTGGATCCTGGACGCCGACAACGGCTCGTTTGTCAAATGGGGCATGCTGTTCTCCAGCGGCCACACGTTCATCGAGACGGACGGGTCGGGCGGTCCGGCGTACACGGCCAATGACTGGCTGTGGGTGGTGGTCACCAAGGCCACCGGATCGGCCACGCCGCGATGGCACATCCAGGATGTGACCACTTCCGGCGCATGGTCGCACACCAACGGCGGCGGCAACGTCGGCAACGTGGGTACCGGCGCCACCGAGATCATCCTCGGTGGTCAGTTCACCGGCGGGGCGAGTACCACGTTCCGCGGTGAGATCGCGGTTGCCGCGGCGTGGCAGTCGGAGCTGGCTGATCTCGCCGTCGAGGCCGCGTGCACGCTGGCCGCAGCGGACCTGCTGGCCGCCTCTCCTGGCTGGATGATCCGGCTCAATCAGGCGAGCACGGCCACCAGCGTCACGGACGACACGGGCGGTGGCGGCAACCAGGCGTCGATCTCCGGCACCGCGGTCGGCGCGTCCGATCCGCCGGGCTTCAACTACAGCCTGACCAACAACGTGGACGGTGATGCCGCGGTAACGGTCACGGCATCGCGGACTTCTGCCGCGTCCGTGGATCACAATGCCGCGGCCACGGTCACCGGGACAGCCACGGCCACCAGCGCGGCCACGGTCAACCCGGGTGGACAGGGCGCGGTGACCGTGACCGCGGCCATCGCGAGCGCGGCCACGGTCACGCACAACGCCGACATCGCGCTGACCATCGCCGCGGCCATCGCCACCACGCCTGAGCCGGCCACGACCACCACCAGCCCGTCCGGCAACAACTGGGGCAGTCTGCTGGCCATCTACCGGCAGAACGCCGCGGACGTGCAGCGCTTCCTGACCACGCCGCTCACCCAGTGCCCGTACCACGCGTATCCGCTGGAGCCGGGGCGCACGCCGGGCACCACGCATTGCAAGTTCGGCGGGGAGATCTTCGATCTGTACGGCAATCGGGTGCTGATCAGCTAAGATCCGGTCAACATCACCATAAGCAGGACCTCGCAGAAAGCAGCCGAGGATGACAGGCATCGCCTACTGCACCCGTGAGCAGGTGCAGAACGCGCTGGCACAGGCGGACACGTTCCGCACCAACGCGCGCATAGATGCCGCCATCCGTACCGGCGCCCAGCAGGTGGAAGCCCAGACGCGACGTTTCTACCCCACCACCAAGACCCTGTACCCGGAGATCCGATGGGTCACCGGTCCCGTGCTCTGGCTGGACCTCGACTACACCGAGATGATCTCCATTGCCAGCTTCACCGTGGACGGCGTGGAGCTGGTCGAGGGCACCGACTTCTTCCTGCGCCCGGACGACGGCCCGCCGTACACGTCACTGAAGCTGAGCAACCTGTCGTCCGCGTCGTTCTCCTCCAACGATCGCGGCATGGTGCTGGTCGGCGAGCAGGGCGCATCGGACACCACCAGGGCGGCCGGCTCCCTGTCCGGCTCGATCAGCAGCAGTGCCACCACGATCGTCGTGTCCGATGCGTCGCTGATCGGCGTGGGTGACCTGCTCACCATCGGCAGCGAGCGGATCAACGTGATCGAGCGGACCTACTCCAGCACCGGGGTCGCACTGGCCGGCAACGTCACCGCTTCCTCGGCGGAGCGCACGGTGACCGTGGACGCCGGCGCATCGCTGCACGAGGGGGAGCGGATCCGGATCGGCTCGGAGCGCCTGTTCATCGAGAGCATCAACGGTGACGTGCTGACCGTGCGCCGCGCCGAACTGGGCAGCCAGCTTGCCGCGCACTCCACTTCCGATGCCGTGCATGCCGCGCGCACGCTGACCGTGGAGCGTGGCGCAACCGGATCGACCGCGGCCAGCCACTCCAGCGCTGCGGTAATCCTGGCCAATGACCCCCCGGCGCTGGTCAAGGAAGCGTCTCTCGCGTACGCGCTCGTGGATTTGGAGCAGTCCAAGAGCGCGTACGGCCGGGTGGTCGGCGCCGGGGACAACCAGATGGAGGCAGTAGGCCGCGGCCTCGCCGCCATCGTCCGGGACCTGATCGCGATGCACGGGCGTATCCGGCACGGTGCGGCATGACCGGGGACAGCGTGGTCAAGACGCTGATGATCCTGTTCCTGATCGCGATCAGCCCGCTGATCCTGGCCATGGCCATCTTCGTCGGCTACCTCTGGTGGGGAGTGCTGGCCAATGGCTGAGGTCCACGGCACCTTCTTCTCGCCCGGTGAGCCGTTCGTGGTGAAGGCGTATCTGCACAAGGCTCAGGACCGCATCGCGAATGAGGCGGAGCGGCGCGTGCACATCTTGCAGCACCAGTACTTCAGGCGCCCGACCGGTTACTACGAGCGGCACATCGTGAACCGGGACATGGGATATCAGCACGTCATTCATGACTCCGGCGTGATCTACGGCCCCTGGCTCGAGGGAGTGGGATCCCGGAATTTTCCGGTCACCCGGTTCAAGGGCTACAGCATCATGCGCAAGACGACGCGCATGGTCCAGGACCGGGCGGAGTCGATCGCCGCGCCCGTCATCCGGGAGATGTGTGAGGCGCTGAACGCATGAGCATCGACATGCAGGCCATCGTCGATGCGCTGGTGTCGCACGCCCAGTTGACGGGCAAGTTCGACAAGGTCAACACGAATGAGCCGAAGAGCCCACCGGCCAACGGGCTGACCTGCTCTATCTGGGCGCAAGGCCTGGTCCCGCACGCGCAGTCGTCCGGCTTGGCGGCCACCAGCGCGTATCTGGTCATGCAGGTGCGGATCTATGACAACATGCTGCGTTCGACGCCGGATGAGGCGGATCGGATCGACCCGAACATGCTGGCAGCCACGGATCAGCTGATGGCGTCCTACACCGGTGAGTTCACCCTGGCCGGCCTGGTGGAGTCGATCGACCTGCTGGGCATCGGCGGAGAGAGCCTGCGTGCGGAGGCCGGGTACGTACAGATCGGCGGCCAGGGCTCCGGGCTGTACCGGATCATGACGATCACCGTTCCTATGATCATCGCCGACGCGTGGACACAGGTGGCATAACATGGCAAAGCAGACAGGCCTTGGTGATCATTTCGCCGTCGGCGGCTACGACATCAGCGGAGACATCGGCAGTCTTCAGGCGATCAACGGCGGTCCGGCCACCCTCGACGTCACCGACATCACCGAAAGCGCCTATGAGCGCTTGGGCGGCCTGCGCAACGGCGGCATGCAATTTGCATCCTGGTTCAACAAGGCCACGGGGCGCGCGCACCCCGTTCTGAAGGCGCTGCCCACCACGGACACGGGCGCGCTGTACGGACGCGGCGCGGCCATCGGATCCCCCGGCGCGGCATGCGTGGCCAAGCAGATCGGCTATGACGGCACCCGCGGCCAGGACGGCGCACTGTCGTTCGCCACCACCGTGCAGTCCAACGGCTACGGTCTGGAATGGGGTAAGCAGCTCACCGCCTGGACGCGCACGGACACGGCGGCCACCAACGGCAGCAGCCTGGACGGATCCGCGTCGTCATCGTTCGGGGCACAGTTCTACCTGCAGGTGTTCTCGGTGACCGGGACATCGGTCACGGTCACCATCGAGGACTCCGCGGACAATGCATCCTGGGCGACCCTGTCCGGCGCCGCGTTCTCCGCCGTCCTGGCCGGCGCGGTCAGCGACCAGCGGATAGCGGTCACCGGCACCGTGCGCCGCTACCTGCGTGCCGTCTCCTCCGGCACGTTCTCCAACGCCCAGTTCGCCGTGCTGGCCGTCCGCAATGACACGACAGTGGCTTTCTGACATGCAGCCGTTCCGGATCGAGCCGGCCATGCCGCCGCAGATGTACAAGTCGCACGTCATCAAGCAGCCGCTTGCCACGCATTGGCGGCGCGCCACCTGCGCCGAGGTGGGTTGCCCGCGGTATCTGCGCGGCTGGAAGTCCGTGCTCGACCTGGGCAGCCAGGACGGGCGGAACGCCGCGGCGTGGATCCGGCACGTGTCCGGCCTGCGCTTCACCGAGAGCGTGACCGGGCCCAGTGAGCTCACCTTCCTGTTCCCGCCCGGGCAGATGTGCGCCCGCGCAGACCGGCATCGTCTTCCGCTGGGCCGGCCTCCCGTGATGCTGGTCCGTGGGGGGGATCATCGCGGCAATCCGTCCGGGTTCAGCCGCTTGTTCCACCGAGCCGAGGATTGGCGCGACGATCTCGGCGAGCATCTGGACAACCTCCGCGATCAGCAACAAAAGGGATAGGTGAGTACATTGGCGAAAGAAACGGGCCTCGGCTGGACCACGCTGAGCGTGGACAACTCGGCAGGATCGGCCAACGCCATCAAGAACGACATCACCAACCTCACGTTTGCCACGCCGCGTGGCGTCCAGGATGTGACCGGCCTGGACAAGAGCGCCTATGAGCGGCTGCTTCTGATGGCCGACGGCACCGTGAACCTGAACGGCGTGTTCAACGACGCCGCCAACATGTCGCACGACACGTTCAAGACCGTGCCGTCGACTTCCGTCAACCGGACGACCACGATCACGGTCTCCGGCAACACCCTGGCCATGGAGATGCTGTACACCGACTACAACCTCACGCGCGCCGCGTCCGGCGAACTCACCTGGACGGCGCCCGGCGTCCTGGCTGATGGCCAGACGCCTACCTGGGCGTAATGTCCCACTATGTCCATCCTCTTCGGCAGGCAGGCAGTTAGGTGAAGCTCAACAGTCGCACCCTCGTTCTCAAGTTCGACGATCCGGATTACGCCGGCCTCGAGGTGAAGGCACGATCGGTGTCCCTGGGCGTGTTGCTGGACCTCGAGGACGAGACCAGCGCCATGCGCAAAGGCTCCGGCCTCACGCAGACCCGCGGGCTGCTCAGCCTGTTCTCCGAGAAACTGATCTCCTGGAACCTCGAGGACGACGACGACAAGCCGATCCCCACCACGCTCGAGGGCGTCCTTTCCCTGGAGATCGATCACGCCTACCCGATCGTGCTGGCCTGGGTGGACGCCATGTTGTCCGTCACGGCGAGCACGGGAAAAGGCTCGACCTCTGGGCCGCCGTCGGCCCCACCGAGCTTTCCGATGGAACCACTCTGACCAAGCCGCCGGAACTGGCGCGGGCAGAGTTCGTCATCGGCTTGGCCGACCGATGGCACAAGCTGCCGGAAGAGATCGAGGCCATGGACGCCGGCGCAATCCGGTATCTGGAGATCCTGAGGCGTGGAAGGAGGGACGACGGCGATGCCGAATGAGATCAGTGAGTTGTCCTGCCGTTCTGTTGCATTTTACGTCTCGGAGGGCTGAGCCATTCCCAACGAGATCATCATCCGCGTCAAGGCGATCAACGACACCAAAGTCGTTTTCGACAAGATCCGCGCAGAGGCGAAGGACCTGGGCGAAACCGTCGCCATCAACATCAACGAGCACGTCACTCAGCGTCTGGAGCGCGACGCCCAGGCGGCATCGGGCGGGAACGGCGGCTACGCGCGTACCGGTGACCTGATCGGCAAGACCATCGGTGAGCACATCTCCGAACGGATCACCGAGAGAGTCAACGTCAACGTCAACGAGCGGCTACGGGAGACCATCCGCAATACCGGCGGACGTGATCACGAAACCGTCCACGTGGATGTGGATGTGGACCAGAAGACGCTGAGCGAACGGCTTGCCTCGCTCGGCACCAGCGTGACGGACAAGGTGTCCGGGTGGTTTGAAGGTGGATTCTCCACCGGAATCACCTCCGTGTTCTCCGGGGACTTCCTGTCCACCCTGCTCAAGGGCAGCCTAGTGGCGCTCGGCGCTACCGTGCTCGCGCCCGCACTGGGCGGGGCGATCGGCGCCGCCGTGCTCACCACGCTATCTGGCGGCGCCATCGCCGTCGGCATCCTGGGCGCGATGAAGGATCCCCGCATCTCCAAGGCCATCGACGAAGTCAAGTACGCGCTCGGCTTCAGTACCGCCAAGACGCCCAAGGAGAAGAAGAATGAGCCGATCCACGGCCTGTTTGCGTCCTTCTCCGAGAACTTCAAAGGGCCGCTTGAGGAGTTCCTGGCGCCCAGCAACGGCGGCGGCGGCGGCGTCATCGGCCTGATCCAGCAGCTCACCCCGCTGGTCGATCAACTGGGTAAGGCGCTCGGGCCGGTGGCCGGCAAACTGGGTGACGGCGTCATCGGCATGTTGCAGAACATGCTGCCATCGGTCATCACCGGCATGGAGGCCGGCGCGCCGCTGATCAACACCCTGGCCGATAACCTGCCGGGCATCGGTGACGCCATGGCCACGCTGTTCAACACGATCAGCGCGCATGCGGACGACGCCAACACTTTCTTCAACGACATGTTGCATGCCATCAAGTTCTTGATCATCGCTATCGCTGCCCTGGTAGGCGCATTCATGGACATGTACACGGTGGTGCGCGGCCTGTTCGTGGCGCTGATCGGCACCATCCTGAATTTCGCGGGCACGACCATCAGGTCGATGGCCATGGCGTTCGGCTGGATCCCCGGCCTGGGGCCGAAGCTGAAAAGCGCCTCCAAGCAGTTCGACACCTGGTCAGATCATCTGATCAAGAAGCTGGAGGAGGTGCCGAATGACAAGTACATCAACATCCACCTCCGGACCATCTTCAACGGCGTAGGCGCTACCGTCCGATCCATCACCCGGGACCTGCATGCCATCGGCGCGGCAGGCCACGCATACGGCGGGGCGGTCGGCACGGCAGCCAGCGGAGGCGCGCGCGGCGGGCTGACCCTGGTGGGGGAGAACGGGCCGGAACTCATCAACGCGGCCCCCGGCTCACAGATCTACTCCAACGCCGATTCGGCCAGGATGCTCAGCGGCGGAGGCGGAGGCGGGGCGATGATCATCAACCTGGTGGTGGACGGCATGATCGTTGCCCGCGCCATGGCCGACCCCATGCGCAAGATGGTGCTCAATCAGTACGGCGGCAACGTCCAAGCCGCCTACGGGCGGTAGGCCATGGCTTTCCCGCAGAGCGTGCTACCCATCAAGCAGGAGCTGCTGATCGATGGCACCTGGACGGACATCACCACCAAGACCCGCAGCAGTGATGATGTCAGCATCACCCGCGGGTTCAGCGGCCAGCAAGGCGCGCTTGCGCCCGGCAACACCGTCTTCACCGCGGACAACCGCGACTACTTCTTCTCCAACCGGTCGCCGTCGTCGGTGAACTACAAGAAGGTCGGGCGCAACACGCAGTACCGGTGCTCGATCACCGAAACCACGCCGTGGCTCTTCCTGGCCGACTACTCCGACGGCACCGGGAACTACGACGGCGCCCGCGCAGCCACCACCGACAAAGCGGTCCTGGACATCACCGGCGACATCGACATCCGCGTCGACTGCCGGGCAGACAACTGGCGCGGCAGCCATGGCGCCGTGCTGGCCAGCAAGTACAACACCGCAACAGCCAACCGGTCCTGGATCTTCTGGATCGACCGGTTGGGTTACCCGCGCTTGCGCTGGTCCACGGACGGCACCGGAAACACCATCGTCAACATCTCGTCCACGGTCGCTGCCGGCGCAGCGCGCCGGCAGGCGCTGCGAGTCACCCTGGACGTGAACAACGGATCCGGCGGCTACACCGCCACGTTCTACACCTCCGACACGATCAGCGGTAGCTGGACGCAACTGGGCAGTACGGTGGTCGGCACCTCCACCACCTCCATCTACGCCAGTACAGCGCCGCTGCACGTGGGCACTATCAGTCTCAGTAGCGCCGCCTCCGGCGTATTCGACCGTGACGAGTTGAACGTCGGCGCAGAGCTGATCTCCCCGTTCATCGGGCGCATTTACCGGGCGCAGGTGTACAGCGGGATCGCGGGCACCCTGGTGGCCGACATGGACGCCACTGCACAGACCGCGGGCACCACCTCATGGTCCGATGGGCTGAGCACGCCGAACACATGGACACTGAGCGCGAGTGCGGAGATCACCAAACAGAATTACCGGTTCTGGGGAGAACTGGGCGACCTGCCCCAGCAATGGGACGTGTCCGGCAACAACGTTTATGGGCAAATGAACCCGTACGACATCCTGAGCCGGTTGCAACAGGGCGCGAAATCGCTGCGTTCCAGCGTGTACCGCAACATCATCAGGTTCTCCAGCACGATGGGTACCAGCGGCACTCTGGACGGCTACTGGCCGATGGAGAACGGCAGCCAGGCCACCAGGCCCAGCCCTGCCGTCGGCCAGTCCGGCAGCATGAATTCCGGCTGCACGTTCGGCACGGACGACGAGTTCCCGGGCACGGCCGGAGTGCTGACCTTTTCCACGGACGCCGGTCGCGCCGAGGGCCGATGCGTGCCGGTGAGCACCACCACCAGTACGGGTGTGGTGACGCTGTTGCTGTACTTTCGCGCCCCGTCCATCCCCGGCTCGGACATCGGCATCTTCTCCTTCTTCCTGACCGGCAACAGCAGTTATCAGGTGAGCATCATCGTGGGCGCCACCACCTACACGCTGAAAGTGTTCGACAACTCTGGCGCGGTACTGCTGACCACCACGGCAGCGTTCGGCACGGGCGGGGAACCGGACCAGCCGCTGGCCATGCGGATCATGCTCACCCAGAACGGCGGCAACGTCGATTACGAGTGGGCGTGGTATCCGATCGGCGCCGTCACTCTGTTCGGGGTGAGCGGCAGCTACGCGGGCACGGTCGGGCGCCCGCGCATGTGGCTGTCCGCCGGCGCCACCAACAAGGCCGGTTGGTGGATCGCGCACGTGGCCATGCTGCGCGAGGACATCGACTGGGAAGGCCACCAGTTCATCGGCAGCACCAACGCCTACATCGATGAGCGCGCGGAGGAGCGGTTCGCGCGGCTGTGTCAGGAGCAATCCATCCCGTACTGGGTGGTGGGGCGCGCCTACAGCGCGGCCGGAGATCCACTCGTGGGGGAGTTGTGCGGCCCGCAGACCCCGCAGGCCTTCATCGCTCTGATCACCGAGTGTGCCGCTCTCGACCGCGGGCTGATCTACGCGCCTCGGGACAAGTTCGGGTTGACGTTCCGGCTGCACAACTCCCTGACCAACCGGGAGTGCGTGGAGCTCGACTACGCGCAGAACCATCTGTCCGATCCGTTGCTGCCCCGCGATGACCTCTTCCTGGCCCGTAACGACGTCACGGTAACCAACGGCACGGGCGGTACGGCGCGGTACACCAAGACCAGCGGAAGCCTGAACACCAGCGAACCCGCCGACGATCCGGACGGGATCGGCACGTTCGATCCGGGGCCGATCACCCGGATCGCGAGCGAGGACGACCGTCTTCCCGCGCTCGCGCAGGAGGAGGTGTTCTACGGCACGTGGGACGAGTTGCGATACCCGTCCGTGACGGTACTGCGAGAGCGATCGGTGATCGTCGCGGATACGCTACTGGACGCGGACATCCTGGACGCGGACATCGGGGATGCGCTGCGCCTGGTGAACCTGCCGGCTCAATTGCCGCCTGACGATGTCGAGTTGCTGGTGATCGGCTACGCGGAGATCTTGCAGAACCGCGGGCACGGCTTCACCTGGAACACGCAACCGTACGGCCCGTACCGGGCGTTGAATGACCTGTCCGGCGCCACGCTCGCGCATGCACGGGCCGCAGCGTCGGATTCCGCGCTGTCCGCGGACATCACCAGCGGCGCCACCTCGTTCACGGTGACCACGGCGAGCGGCAAGCTGTGGCGCACGGGTTCGAGTTCCCCGACGTTCCCGGTCCCGGTCATGATCGGCGGGGAGGAGATGAGTGTGGGAGTGATCAGTGGTTCCACCAGCCCGCAGACGTTCTCTTCTGTGACAAGATCGGTAAACGGAGTGGTCTGGGCGCACAGCGCCGGAGATGAGGTCCAGGTGCGCGACATCTTCTTTGCGGCGAGGTAGCCCATGTCCCAATATCCGGACATCGCGGTAGGTGACCTGGTGACCGCCGACCTGCTGGCCTCCATGCTGCCCGCTTTCGTGCGCAAAGCTGCCGATGAAGCCGCCCCGACATCCTCCGCCGCGGTCCAGGACGACGACGAGTTGTTCCTCGACGTGGTGGCCAATGCGTCGTATTTCGTGGACGCCTGGTTGCGGCACTCCGCGGTGAGCAACACCCCGGACATACGACTCAACTACAGCTATCCGGCGGGTGCGTCGTTCGCCCGGTCGGACTGGGGCGCGCCGGACACCACCACCACGTCGGCGGACACGATCAACAACACGATCTCCACCACCACGGACAACACTCGCGGCTCCAACACGGTGGAACGCGCCATCTACATGCGCGGTGAGTTGATCGTCGGCAGTACCGCGGGCACGTTCAAGGTCCGGTTCGGCCAAGCGACCTCGAGCGTGGACGCGGTCACGATGAAAGCCGGAAGCCGCCTCATCCTCACGAGGTACGCATGACCATCTTCGGCTCGGACATCTCGCACTACGATGCGCCCGACACCCGGCCCATGCTGAACGACGGCATCGTCTTCCAGACCCACAAGGCCGGCGGGGACAAGGACGACGCGGAGCTGGGTTCCTGGTGGGGGTACGTCAGGAACGAGCGGCATCGGGCACTGCTGGGCGCCTACTGGGTGTTGTACCCGGGCAACCCGTCCGGCCGCGCCGATGCCTTCCTGGCTCGCCTGGATTCGCAGTGCGCCGGCTGGCGGGACGGCCCGTTCGTGCTGCAGGCGGATTGCGAGAAGTGGAACGGCGATCAGTCGACGGTGCCGTCCGTTTCGGAGATCAACACCTTCTGCGATCGGCTGGTGGCGAAGATGCCGAAGCTGAAGCCGATCGGCTATCTGCCGGACTGGGTGTACGGCGACATCTCCGGATTCCGGTACCCGCTCTGGTCGTCGAAGTACGTGGACGGGTCCGGCCACTACAGGTCGCTCTACCCCGGGGATTCCTCGAGCAAGTGGGCATCCTACGGTGGCAAGGATGTTGCGATCTTGCAGTACAGCTCGAGCGCCACGATCGGCAATCAGACGACCTGTGACGCCAACGCGTTCCGCGGGACACTGAATGATCTGACCAGGCTGCTAGCGCCCGGATGGGCGGAACAGGGGTTCGGCGAGATGACCACTGCGGAAGTTGTCGACGGCAACAAGGAGTACGACAAACGGTATCGGCAGGGAGACAGTCCGGCGGGCACCGACTGGTACGGCAACAACACGGGTGTGGCTGTCTGGGACAACCAGTACATGCCGAACCCGATCTCCGGCGCCAAGACTCCGGGTTACGTGCTGCTGCGCGACCTGGCCACGCAGATAGTGCTGGTCAAGCAGGCCGTAGCGGACCTGGCCGGCAAGGACTTCACGGATGAGGCGGCCATTGTGGAGGGCGTGCTCGCCGGTCTGGCCGGCGCGGACGGCGCAGTGGATCAGATCGTGAATGCGATCATGAACGCGCTCCCGGCGGATCTCGCACAGCAGGTGGTGGACGAGATGGGCATCCGGTTGTCCGCCAGCGCGGATCCGAACGGATAGTTTCCACGCGGCAATCATGTCCGTACGCGTCGATGGGTGGATTATGAGTGATCATGCGGCCTGGAACCTGGACAATCCTGCGAGACGCGGGATCGTGGATAGGCGGGTGGCTGATCATCTTCAAGCAGGCCGGAATCCTCTTCGATCCGCCACCCCAGACCAGCGAGACTCTGGTCTGGCTCGCAGCAGCACTGATCGGCGTGCCCGGGGTCATGCAGCTCTGGCTGGCCCGGTATGGCCAGGGCATGCCTACGGCCGGATCGCCACCCTCGCCTCCCTCGCCGGAGTCCTCGCCGTCATCGCCTGGCGCACCCTAGGATCCTGAGCGTGCGAGTCCGACCCTCGTGGTATCCGTGGATGGTCATGGCGCTCATCGTGGTGCCCCTGGTGGCCGTCTCCACCATCATCAACCTGCGCGCTACTGCGCGTGCCGTCGCCTCGGAGCGGCGCGCGCGGGAAGATGCCGCGGCGAGTTCGCGCAAGACGGGCGAAGAGGTGCGGCTGGCGTTCTGCACGATGGTCATCGCGCAGGAGAACGTGTTCAGCGACGCGACCAGCCAAGTCGGGCGCGATGCGGCCTCCGCGTGGCATGATCTTGGCATATTGTTCCGGTGCTATTGAGGAGTGATCATGCCCAACCCCGTCAACTCCGGTCCGGCCGGGGACGGCAGCAGGAGCCTGGCCAAGGAGAGCAAAGCCGGGCTCGCCGTCGGTTTCATCGTGACCACCGTGCTGCAGATACTCGGCGCCGGACTGGCCGGCCTGGACACGTCGAACTGGTCCGGCTGGTGGGTGCCGCTGGTGACCGTCGGGATCGGCACGGTGTCCGGTCTGATCACTGCGTACCTGAAGAAGAACCGGTAAGCTGGCGTACGGTCGAGCTGAACGAGAAAGCCCGGATCCCTCCTTGGTGAGGATCCGGGCTTTCTTCGGCTTCCGAGCCGGCTACCTGATGGTCACATTGTTCGTCACGTTCACCGTCTGCCGCTTGCCGGCGCGGATGACCGCGGCCAGCCAGCACAGCACGGCGATCAGGAACAGCGCGAGCGGCGCCGCGGCCAGTGAGGTCAGCACCCACCAGCCCAGCATCACCAGGGATGACAGTCCTGTCATGATGGCGCCGATGATGACTGCAGGCCGGGTCCAGGCCGGCGCCGGTGGCCGGAGGCGCTCCACCGGCTGCTCCCAGAGTCCGCGGTCCGGGTTGTAGCGGGGACGCGCGGTAAGTGGGCGGATCTCGCCGCGGCGCGCCTGGCGTGTCACCGCGGCGACAAGATCCGCTTTGGCATGATACGGCGCGGTGAGCGTGTGCACCGGGCGAGCGCTGGTGATGACGGCCGGTTGCTTCATGATCAGGGTGCGATCGAGTTCGTTCATCGGTGCCCTCTATCTGGTGGTCAGCGTGCCGACGATCCCGACAACGATCATGGCGATGGCGGTCAATGCGATCAGAATGTTCATGCCGTGCGGTTCGTGCTCGATATCGCCCCAGCGCCGCGCGCCTTCCCTGGCCGCGCGCTGCACCTGCTGGATGCGATATGGCACCTTGCTACGTCGCGGATTCTTCTGGATGTTGTAGCGGGGCCGCAGCGCGAAGATCAGGCCGGTTTCTAGGGACAGCGTGACCCATTGCCAGCCGAGCCACCAGGGCAACTCGAGCGAGCGGCGCCGGACGATCAGGTCCGACCACGGTTTGCCTCCCGCACATGCGGGATGACGCGTGCACCTGCCCTCGTGGCAGTCGGCGCGCAAGTCCAGATGGTTGCTCTTGCCGACGTAACCCCATTCGGTGCCGCGCTTGAGGTGCCGGCGCGTGCGATACCAGTAGATGCCGGGGGAGCGGCGCCGGGCGCGCGGGAACAGGATCACAGCAACTTTCCGTGCTTCTCGCGCAGGTGGTTGCGGGACAGTTCCAGCGCTTCGCCGACCGATCCCGACCTCCATGGGATCTTCTCGTCGCACGGGCAGTAGATCTCGTTGGACGGCGTGTCGCAATCGTCCGGCCCGGTCAGCATGGAATACAGCGTGAGCCGGATCGGGTGATGATTCGACAGCGAGGGGAGCGACACCATCCGCTGGTAATGCGGGTTGTACCAGAGCAGTCGGTCGATCACGATCATCGTGGTCAGCATGACCGCGTAACCCTCCCGTCGGCGTGACGCGTGACGCTCTCTGACTCCGGCAGGTGCGCGCCCGGTCCGCAGCAGACGATGGATACCCACGTGACGCCGTACTTCTGGGTGGGGATCTGTGTGCTGGGATCCCACGGCGCAGACACGGGCATGCCTTCCGCCCCGTCGCGCAGCTCGAACGGCCAGAGCCCCTCGTGCAAGCCGGCGCGCGTCCAGTAGCGTCCGGTCACCGTGCTGCGCTCGAACATGCCTGCCATCCCGTCGGAGAGAGCGAAGGTCCGGCCGCGGGGATCTCTGCCGCTCACAGCCGGACCGTCCATGGGTCCAGTATTACTTAACGGTTGACGGTTCCGCAATCCGTTGATGGGGCGGGATCTCAAGATCTTCCGGCTCCACCACCTTGAACCCGTGGACCTGAAGCTCCTGTGCGGCGCGGCGCAGTCGCACCACGGTCTTCTTCCAGTTGGCCGGGCGAGTATCCCTATGTCCGGTCATCTCCACATCCCTACTAGATGTGCAACTTGCACGCTTTGCCGAGCATCGTACCCGACGGTTAACGGTCCGGTTAACCGTGCGCTAGGGTCAATATTGTGAACCCACGTGCACGTGCATACGACGCGGTATGGCGCACGCTCCTGGCCGGCCACCGCGGCATGGACACCCGTGTCCGCACCATGGCCAAGCGGAACCTGGGAATTGCCATGTTGCTGACAGCCATGTGGCCGTGGGCGTGGTGGTGGCCGCTGCTGGCGTACGCGGTCATGTCCGCGGCCATGGCCGGACACCGCGCTGTCCGCTACGTGGCCACGTGGACATTCCGGCGCCATGTCCACCAGCCGGTGGCCATCGTGCTGGACAACGCCATCCGCGCGCGGACACCGAGCGGACAAGGTCTTGTCCACGTGGACATCCCCAAGAACTTCCGTGACCGTGAGTCCGCGGACATCCGTGTCCATGTCCCGATGGACTGGCCGGCCACGAAGGAGGACATGGCCACGATCCATCGGCTGCTCGAGCAACGGCTGTCCGTGTCCGGCACCGTGGCCACGTGGACACTGACCGGACGTAAGCCGTACGGACACTTCACCATGCCGGCCAAGCCACCGAAGTCCGTGGGCATGGCGGACATGCTCAGCGCCGTGGACATGGCCGCGGACACGGATCTTGTGATGGGCGCCGGACCTGCCGGACAGCAGGTCGATTTCGACCTGACCGCGGACAGCCCGCACCTGCTGATCAACGCCCAGTCCATGGCCGGCAAAAGCGAGCTCCTGGCCTGGCTGGTGGCGCAGTTCATGCGGCGCGGCTACGGCGTGCTCTGCCTGGACGCCAAGTTCGTCAGCCACATGTGGCTACGGCGCATCCCCGGCGTGCTGTACGCCGCGGAGAGCGAGGAACTGCACGAAGCCCTGCTCTGGCTGGACGGCGAGCTTCTGCGCCGGGCACGGTTCGTCTCGTCCGGCGGGGATCCGGCCTTGCTGGTCCCGCTGGTGGCCGTCCTCGAGGAGATGACCAGCGCCACGAACAGGCTGCGCAGCTACTGGAAGAGCATCGAGGGCAAGGGCATGAGCCCGGCCCTGACGGCACTGGCGAACCTGGCCAACATGGGCCGGGAGATGCGCGTGCACATCCTCCTGGCCGGCCAGAGTGTGACCGCGAAGGTGACCGGTGGGCCCGAAGGCCGGGAGTCGTTCGGTGGCCGGGTGATGGGCAAGGCGACCGGCAACGCGTGGCGCATGCTGACCAGCATCCGGCCCATCCCGAAGCACGCCGGCATGCCGGGCCGCTGGCACCTGGTGGTGGGCGATGCCCTGAAGGAGTTCCAGGCGCCGTTCTGCGACATCAAGAAGCAGGAGGCGCGGCTGATCGAGTGGGCTACCGGGGGTGCCCCGGCGCCGGACGTGCCGGCCATGATGCTGGGGCAATCAGCAACAACTGAGAACGCGCGTAACGTCAGGTCAGAGGCTGTTGATGCACTGTCTCTGCGAGAGTTCGCCAACAGCCGGAGTATCGGCTTGACGCAACTGCGCAACTGGCGAAACGCCAACGCGGAGACGTTCCCCGAGCCGGTGGCGGAAGGGCCGAACCGGACCGCGCTATACGACCCGTCGGACCTCGATCTGTTCGTTCTTGCTCGCACCGGTTAGGCTGAGACTCGCCTCGATTTGCATCGCACCACCTCCGCAAGAAAGCCCCGGAGCACTCCTGCCGCTCCGGGGCTTCCTGCCATCTCAGACGTGGAAGCCGCCCTTGCCGCCGCAGGTGGTGCAGACCTTGCGGACGGTCCTGGTCTTGGTCTTCCCGTTCTCGTTATAAATCTCGGTGGTGTTCACCGCGCCACTTCCGCCGCAGTTGGTGCACGGAACGAAGCCGGTCCCCTTGGCCATGCTCTTCACCTTTCACTAGTGGTTGAATCAGGCGCGCCGGACATCGGCGCGCCCGTGACCGCGGACAGCCAGCGGCGCGCCGTCCGGTCGGACACCCCGAAGTAGGCCGCGGACAGCTTGACCATGTCCGCGCGGTCCAGCTCGATCGGATTCCACGCCGTGACCATGGCCACGAACTCTGCCGGTGCGGACGCACCGGACGGTGTCCGCGTCCGCGTAGGCAACGTGTCCGCGGACATGATGTCCTGGACGTACCGCTCCGCCTCGGTGGCCAGCTCCTGCCCCATGTCCGTGACCGCGCGGTCATGGCCGTCCGCCCAGGACATCAGGTCCGTGTCCGCGGACACGAGATCCGCCCAGCGGTCATGTCCATCGGCGTCAAAGTGAATGTCCGTGTCCGCCATGGCCGCGGCCACGTTGGCTCGCATGATCGTGTCCCTGGTGTCCGCGTCCACGGTCATGGACGCGGACATCTTCTCTTTGAACGTGGCCACGTCCGGCGCGGTCATGGCCACGCGTTGGCGGATGTCCGTGTCCGGCGCATGTCCGCGGACACGCGTGGACAGGATGAGACCGGTGGCCATGATGGCCATGCCGTCGATGGCCAGCGGACCGAGCACGGACACGATGTAGAGCTGTCCGCGGCTGGCCATCAGGTCATGCAGGTGCGTCCAGGAGACCACCATGGCCATGCCCCCGACGGCCAGGCAGCCGATCCAGCGCCACGCCTGGAACATCCGCGCGGGCGACCAGCGCGGGGACACGAACATCTCGATGGCCAGCAGCACCAGGATCGGCCAGCCTGCGGCCATCACCTTGTCCAGGTTGTCGATGTCCGCGCCGCGCGTGCGATAGGTGTCCGCGAGGTTGCCGGCCACGGACAGACCGGCACCCACCAGCAGGGACACGTACGCGATGCCTGCCGTCCAGAGCTTGCCGAGCTTGGTCACTTCTTCGCGCCCTTCGCCTTGTGTGCCTCGCCCGCCCTGGCCGCGTCCTGCGCGGTTGCGTGGCCGCCGCTGATGAATCCGTGCACAGTGGCGCAGAAGGCGGAGAATCCGCTCTTGCCCGTGCCTGCCGCGTTCGTCTCGCACTTCTTCTTGGTCATGACTGCCTCCCCGTGTCCGCGTGGTCCGCGGCGTACTCGGTCGCGTCGTCCATGCAGTCGTATCGCTCGCTCCACGGGCATTCGCCCGCCTTCACGCCGCCCGCCCCGAAGTCGTGGGTGACGCACTTTGCGATCACCTGACCATCCTCGGAGTCAGTGACCAGCTCAACGTCTGCGACGTTGCCTTTCAGGATGATTCTCGCCATGACATCAGTATAGCAAGCCCATAAGATCAGGCGCAACCCCTAGAATGCAAAGAAGCGGCACCTGAGCAGGAGAAGGGCTCAGGTGCCGCTTACTGTGATCATCGCTTGATGTGCCGCAACCGCGACTCGGCCAACCGGACGGTATCGCCGTTTTCGTCATCGGCCCGGTGCCGGCCACGGTGGTCCGCCTCCGGCATCACCGCCCCGGGCGGCTCCCGCGGGATCAGAAACGCCACGATCCCGAACGACGTGCACAGCGCCAGCGCGAGCAGCAGATACGTGGCCGGACTCATGAGATCCCCGGCCAGATCCACTCCGCGCCCGGATAGGTCAGCAAGCGTCGGGCTAGCGCACCGGGCGTCACGCACTGATGCGCCACCCCCTCCATGATCTTCTTGCCGGTCAGCGACCACGCCTGATCGGCCAGCACGGAGCAGATGGCCTCGCGGGGGAGGTGATAATCCCTGGCGAGCGGCGACGGGTTCAGGCGATGCTGTGTCTCGATCTCCACCGCAGGACCACGCCGGTTGATCCAGCGTTCCAGCTTCGGCGTCTTCATGCCCATCCGCCACGCGGCCAGTGCCGCATACGACGCGAACGAGTACGGCGTACCGATCATCGCGCGGGCGATCGCCGCGGTGTCGTCCGCCTGGCCGGGGTAGTCCTCGGGGATTCGGACGTAGGCGAACTTCCGCGTCCAGTGATCCAGCATGAGCGGCGATTCGACGGCGCCACCCGGCTCCGCCTCCACGATGCTGCCTTTGTTGATCACGCCGGTCGGGTACTGCGCGGATGGGCCCTCATCGTGCAGCGCCTCTACCACCACGAACACGTGCCGGATGTCCAGCGCGCCCACCCGGAACCCCTCGCCCAGCAACAACTGCCCGGCGGACACCAGCAGGCCGGCGCCGCCCCGGATGGGGCCGAACCCGATGTCGCCCGGGCGTAGGTCATCAATACCGCTCATGTCTCTCCTGTCATCGTTCTGCGGAATTCCTCTACGGCGCGCTTGGCGTTCGCCCGCGCCCGGTCACGGTCCCGCTTGGCGTTCGCCCGTTGCGGCCCCTTGCCGGTCCGGTCGCGCTCCGCCTTCTGCGCGGGGTGCCAATGGCCGCACCCGGACGCCTCGGGAACGTACGCGGCACACGCCCCGCAGGGCCTGAATCCGATCATGCGCACATCCTCCGGATGCGGCGATGCCCGGACCATTCCCGGTCCGGGCATCGCCTTTCAGGGGTGAGGAAAGTCAGTCGTCGAACTCGTCGGCATCCGCGACCAGCGACGGCCTGTTCTGGATGAACTTTGCCGCCTCGGCGTTGGCCAGCGCGCGGATCGGGGAGTCCTTGTCCCAGGCGACGACGCCGTAGGCCTTGTTGCCGAACTTGCCCTTCTGGGAATTGATCTTCCCCGCGAACGGCTTGTCCTTGCCCTTCTTGAGCATCCGCTCACCGTTGTTGACCAGCGGCGAGGAGGTGAGCCGCATGCCGGAGACCACGTAGGGGATCTCGTCCATGAGCTCCGTGGCCGGCCCGTTCAGGACGATCACGTCCGCCTTCAGGAAGGTGTACGGCTTGCCGTCGTCCCCCTTCGCCTGGCCGATCTCGGCGGGGAAGACCACCACGTCGCGGCCGTCGATGTCCGCGATGCGGACATACTCGGACTGCGCGTCCTCGATCTCGATACTGAACTCGTCGGACATTCTGTGCTGCTCCATTCGATGCGATTCGATGCGATTGGTGAGGGGCGGCCCATGCCGCGTCATGCGTTTGCAGCGGGTCCAATACGGTTGTGGCTCTCGCCCGCGCCGCCCCTCGTGATCGTCTCTCCGATCCGTCACGGCATCTGCCTTCCGTCCTCGGCGATCGTTCGCTCCCGCTCACCTTCGAGACTGCGACGTGGTGCGGTCACTACTTGATCGCGATCGGACGGGGTAACGATCCCCGCACATGCCCCTCGCACATTGACGCGGTCAACGCCCTGTTTGCTCAGGCACCACCTGGTGAGCCGATCTGTTGCCCGGAGTCGAGTCCTGACCAGGAGCCCTATCCGTATTCCGTGCCCCTGCCCGGACTCGAACCGGTCCACCCTGCCGGGTGGTTCTCTCCACCGAGAATGTCAGGAGCCTTGCACCGGCGGAGCGATTCGCGCACTGGTCAGTTTGATACGCAGACCAGGGCACTCACTCTTGCCCGGGAGCGGGACTACTCCCTGACTCTCCCGGGAGGCTCGACCTCCACCGGTTTCGTGCTGAGCGTCTGGACTTCCACCAGCATCCCGGATGATCTGTCCGGAGCGTCAGCCTGGGAGTCCTAGTGTCCCGGAGCGTCCACGTTCGGATACTCGACTGCGCTTGTCCCGCTCTTGCCTTACGAGATAACTATAGCAAGCCTGTCTCTGCCCCGTCAACCCCTCAGTCCGGGCAGATTCCGCCGACCTTCGTACCCTCGGTGCGCAGGCTTACGATCCGCTCCGCCTCATCGACCACGCGCGCCCCGTACTCGAGGTCAAGCTCGTGCAGCTCCACCGGGCCACCCTTGCTCGGCATGTGGATCAGCAGCGCGGCAGGCTTGCCCGGGCAGATGCCTGCGTCGCGCCCGACGTACGTGCCGGCCTCCTGCGGTACCCACCGGCCCTCGTCCGACAGCGGCCCTTCCCACGCCCACGGCGCAGTGTCGTAGATCGTCTGCTGGCCGGCGTGCTCCTGGTACGTCCAGAACGCTTGTTGCGTCTTCAGGTCGATCGTGCCCACCTGGCCGGTACGGGTGCACAGGAAGCGCGCGTCGCGCTTGCCCATCACGCCGCCCGCGGCCGGGTGCCAGATGAAGTTCTCCTGGGTGCCGGGGATGAACTCGAAGCCTTTACGGTCCATCACGTCGACCAGCTCAGCCATCTGGAGCTGCATGCGCCGATGGCCGATGACCTCGCCGGCCATGATGTAGTGCTCGAGCACGTTGTGCCGTGCCGTCCCCTTACGCGCGCCCTTGTCCGCGCCTACCGCGCTGCGCGCCTTCTCCGCCCAGTCGCGCAGCGCCTTGGCCTGCACGTCCGCGGGCAGGTACTCGATCCCGGACGCGGCCAGCTCATCGAACAGCAGGCCGTCATTGGCCAGCAGGCCAAGCACGGTCATCCGCTCCAGCCAGAGCTGCAGGCGGTACTGGTCCGAGAAGGCCTTGACCAGGTTCGTCGTGCGGCGCCACCCGTTGTTCCTGGCAGGTGCGGGCACGCCGGGCGGGGGCGGGAAGCGGTAGCGGCCGAGTGCCCGGTCAAGCCCGTACTTCGGGACCTCGGGATCGTCGAACAGGTCGTCAGTCACTGAACAACCTCGAAACCCAGCGCTTTCAGGAGCGCGATCGCGCCGCCATGGATGTCGCCCGCCATGACCTTCTCGTCCATGGCGTCCAGCGCGTCCTGCGTGATCTTGACGGTGGTGGCCATCTCGATCACCTGCGCGCCTTGATCCGCGAGGGCGTCCTGAAATCCCTCGATCGCCTGCTGCTGTCGCCACGTACCGATCATGATCTCGCGATCCTCTCGCATTGGGTGTCCGCATGGATGTAGCCGCCCTGGCCGTCGGCGCGGATGTCCTCGCCCGGCAGGATCCGTTCATCGCAGGACGGGCACTCGCTCTCGTACGTGGCCGCGAAGACCGGACCGAATCCGCCTACCGGGCCGGCGTCATCGACCATGCTGCGCATGGATCCGGTAGCTTCCTGCCGGGACCGGGCGATCCCCGAATTCGGGCACGCCTCGTCAAGGTCATGTTCGGTGTTGCACGTCCAGCACCGTCGCTTGGTCATGCCTCCTTCACCTCCCATTCGACTTCGAGCGGCCCATCCTCGGCCACCTCACCCTCGGAGTAGTTGTACTGCTCCACGTACTTCTTGCCGCGAATGAAGTCACCGGCCTGCGCGAAGCGTCCCGGCCGTCCGGGAATCTCGATGTAGAGATCTCCATCTCCGTCGCGGATGAACCTCATGCCTTCTGCCTCTCCTTGATCTGCTCTGCCGCTTTGTCGATCGACCGCGACGCCTCCACTCGGCGGATGAGGTCGGACACCTTCCCCGCCTTGCCACCGGCCGGCGCATCCATGATCCGGGCCACCTCGCTATCCAGGCCCAGCCGCGATGCGTACGCCAGCATCGGGCTACCGGGCTTCGGCACCTGCTTGCGCCACGCCCGCGTCCGATCGGCCAGCAGGGCACCCACATCCCCGCCGCGCTCGGCCGCCTCATCCTCAGCGAGCGAGAACGCCAACTCCTGATCGGGCACGGTCGCCGCGTTCAGGACCAGTACCCGTCCCGGCTGGATCACCGGCTCCGGTCGTGTCAATACGTAGATGTCCGTATTTCCGTCCGGACTATCCATCAGGAATACGTACTCCCGATCCTTGGAGATCGGCAGGAACCAATACCCGCCCTTGGTGCGCGCCCAGACCTTGCTGCGCGCGGCAACGATCGGATCGAACTGCGTCGCGTCCACCTTGCCGGTCCAGTGCCGCGCCGCGTCCTCGAGGTCACGGCCGATGTCGTACTCGTCCTCCATGGCCGTCAGCGCGCCGTCCGCCTTGCGGTCGGTCAGCCGATCGGAGAGATCCGCGATGCTGCACAGATCGGTGGTGGCGTCGGCCAAGGAGATCAGGATGCAGTCCTGGTCCTCCACCGGAACGCCGGGCACCGGGCGCAGGCCGCGACCTGCCATCTGGATGAACAGGGAGCGGCTCTTGGTGGGCCGGCCCACGATGACGCAGGAAGTGGCCGGATCGTCGAACCCCTCGGTGAGCACCATGGCGTTGCAAAGGACTTGGATCCGGCCGTCGCGGTAGTCCCGCACGACGGCGCGCCGAGTCATCGGGTCCATGTCACCGGAGATCCACGCGGCATCGATGCCGACTTTGTGAAACTCTGCAGAAAGGGCAACGGCCGACCGCACCAGCGGCATGAAGGCAATCGTCTTGCGATCCTTGGCCAGCTCGAGCCACTTCTCGACGATCTTCTCCGGGGCCATGCAGTCCATGAGCTGCCTGTCCAGCTTGTCCACTCCGGAAGCCATGACTCCCGCCCCACCGGGCATGTATTCAGGTCCAGGGCGGTTGATGGGCGTGACATCGATCATGTCCCGGACATCGATCTCCAGCCGGTACCCGATCGGCTGCACGAGATAGCCCTTGCGGACCGCCCAGGAGATGTCACGGGTGAACGCCACGTCCTGCCACACGCCGCCCAGGCCGGCGCCGTCGCCGCGTTCCAGGGTGGCCGTGAAGCCGAGAGCGGGGGTGGGCGGAACGCTACCGTCACCATGTTCCGGACAGTCCCGCTCCGGTCCCTCGTACGTGGCATACGTGGTCGGGCAAGAGCACATCGCGTTGAAGTGCCGCAGGATCTCCTGGTACGACGCCGCCGCCGCGTGATGCGCCTCGTCCACGATCACCAGGCCCACATCGGCGATCCGGGCGCGCCGCTCCGGACGAGCCAGGGTCTGCACGCTGCCGATGATGATGTCCGCATGCGTCTCGTCGCGGTCCGCCTTGACCACTCCGATGGTCAGAACATTTGCGTATACGTGATGACCGGCCACAATGAGGCGAACCGTCGCCTCGAGCTGCCTGACCAGCACGTCCGTGT